AATTTGATGAAGAATCCTGAAAAGGAATACATTTACTGGCCTAATCGTAAAGAAAAAATTCAGGAACAAATTGACAAAGTGCTTAAACTCACTAGAGGTTAACTATGCTATTTGCGATCCTTACTTTACTGTGCGCGTTAAGCGTATCAGCAATTGCCGCTTACTATTCTGTTATAGGACTTATAGCGATCTTCTCTGCCGCCCCAATTCCAATCGCAGTTATGGGCGGCACACTTGAAGCGGCTAAACTTGTTGTTGCATCGTGGGTATATAAGAATTGGAATGTTGCACCCAAACTGTTGAAGTATTATTTTGTATGTGCTATAATTGTATTAATGTTCATTACGTCATTGGGCATCTTTGGTTTTCTATCAAAGGCGCATAGCGATCAAAGTCTTGCCACAGGTGATGCAATATCAAAGTTAGAAATTATTGATGATAAGATTCGTGTAGCAAAGGATACGATTGATGCAAACCGTAAGGTACTTAAACAATTGGATGAAAGTGTGGACCAAATTATGGCACGAAGCACTTCAGAAGAAGGTGCCAGAAGGGCGAATGCTTTGCGTGTTTCTCAGAAAGCAGAGAGGAACCGTATCGCTAACGAAAACGAAGCCCAACAAAAAATTGTTGCTAAACTCAATGAAGATAGACAGCCATTCGCTAAGGAAGTACGAAAGGTTGAATCTGAGGTAGGACCACTCAAGTACATTGCCGCAATGATATATAATGAGCAAGTCACACAGACTATGCTTGAGCAGGCAGTACGATGGGTAATTATTTTAATCGTTTTAGTTTTTGATCCACTTGCAGTTTTGCTTGTCATCGCAGGTAACTTCTCATTAAAACAAGCGCGAGAAGAAAAAGAAAATCTAGAACCTATTTTACCATTCGTTGCAGACGTAGGCGAAAAACCTACAAAAAAAGAATTAGAAGAGACAGAGTACGAAGTAAAAGAAAAAATTGATGTAACATCTTTTGATCCTGTGCCAATGAATAAAGATGAAATAGAAAAAGTTTCTGAGGTTCGCCGTACACAAAAATATCCATTAGAGAAGTAATATTATGAAAATTGGTTTTAATTGTTCATCGTTTGATTTGTTTCATGCTGGTCATGTGACAATGCTAAAGATGGAAAAAAAGTTGTGTGATTATTTGATTGTTGCATTACAGGTCGACCCTACTGTGGATAGACCTAGCACAAAAAACAAGCCTGTGCAATCGGTATATGAAAGATATGTTCAATTGCAGGCATGTAAGTATGTGGATGAAATTCTTGTGTATCATACCGAAGAAGACTTAGCCAATCTGATTATGACGCAAACGATGCACATAAGGTTTCTTGGTGAAGAATATAAAAATAAAGACTTTACTGGTAAACAATATTGCATTGAAAACGGAATTGAGTTATACTATCATGTACGGAATCATAGTTATAGTACATCAGAACTCCGTCAACGTACATATGAGTTAGAATTGCAGAAGAAAAGCGAACCTGATGTTACTGAGTATGAACAACATTCGCCAAAGTTATTAAACAAATATTATGAAGGAAAAACACAATGAGTAATTTTTTTACAGATTTAGTTAGTCAATTGAAAGATGAAGACACAAAGATTTTATCTGACGGTGGCGCATCTGCTGAGTATAGTGGATGTATTGATACAGGTTCATATGCATTGAATGCTGTTCTATCAGGTAGCATCTATGGCGGCGTACCTAACAATAAAGTAACTGCATTCGCTGGTGAATCATCAACAGGAAAAACATTCTTTGTCTTGGGCATTGTTAAACAATTCCTTGATGCAAATCCTGAAGGCGGTGTTATTTACTTTGATACTGAAGCCGCAGTTACAAAAAATATGATGGAGTCTCGCGGTGTTGACACCAAGCGTGTCGTAATCTCTGAACCAGATACAATTCAGAAGTTTCGTCATACCGCATTGCAAATCATTGAGAAGTATCAAGCGCAACCAGAAGCGAAGCGCAAGCCAATGATTATGGTTCTTGATTCTCTTGGCCAGTTGTCTTCTACTAAAGAAATGGAAGATACTGCTGAAGGCAAAGAAACTAAAGACATGACCAAGTCTGCTATTCTTAAAGCAACATTCCGCGTATTGAATTTGAAACTTGCTAAGATTGGTGTGCCTTTACTTGTAACGAATCACGTTTATGATGTGGTTGGTGCATATATTCCAATGAAAGAAATGTCTGGTGGCTCTGGCTTGAAGTACACAGCATCCACAATCGTTTACTTGTCTAAGCGTAAAGACAAAGATGGTACTGCTGTTGTCGGTAACATTGTTCGCGCTAAGTTGCACAAGTCGCGCCTAACAAAAGAAAACTCACAAGTTGAAGTAAAGATTACTTACAGCACAGGTTTGGATCGTTACTACGGGCTACTTGAAATTGCTGAGAAATATGATATAATTAAGAAAGTATCAACCCGATACGAACTGCCAGATGGCACAAAAGTATTTGGTAAGTCAATCAACGATGATCCTGAAAAATATTTCACAAAAGAAATTTTGGACGCAATTGATGAAGCATGTAAAAAAGAATTCTTGTACGGACAAGATGGCGCTGGCTTCTCCGATGAAGAAGAACTTGTAGAGGAAGAAGCATGAAATATGATGTAGATTTTCGAGTAACAGACAGACTCTATACATACAAAGAAAAACATGATTTAGCAAGCATTGAAATTCTGACTGGACCTTACAAAGAAGTAGAGTTTACATTCGGTTCAATTCATGTTAATGAAAAGATTGAAGATGGCGAAGCAACTATTTCTTTTGATTATACAGTACACAACGATGAAACCTTAGAAGGCAATGAAGAGTTTGAAGAAGTACTTGGTGAAGTGATGAATTCATTGCTTCAGCATTCTTTAGAAGAGGCTGAGAAACGATATGATGATGAGCGTAGAAAAGAAAATACTGAAACACCTACTGAATGATGATGCGTACACTAGAAAGATTCTTCCGTTTCTTTCTGGTGATTACTTTTCAGATCATTCAGAAAAAGTTATTTACGAAGAAATTCATAAGTACATCACGAAGTATAACAACTTACCAACAGTTGAAGCACTTACAATTGAGATTGATGGTCGTTCAAACTTATCTGGCGATCAACATAAAAAAGTCACAGGACTTTTAGATGAATTAAACTCCACAGAGTTTGATACAAGAGATAGTGTGTGGCTTCTAGATGCAACAGAAAAATTCTGTCAAGAGAAAGCAATCTACAACGCAATCATGGAATCAATTCAGATTCTAGATGAAAGCGGTAATAGCAAAAAAGAAAAGGGTGCAATTCCTGACATTCTATCTGATGCACTTGCAATTTCATTTGATAATCATGTTGGGCATGACTTTATAGATGACGCAGAAACTCGCTATGAGTTTTATCATACAGTTGAAAAGCGTATTCCGTTTGATCTAGACTATCTCAATCGAATCACTAAAGGCGGCTTGCCAGAAAAAACTTTGAACATTATTCTTGCCGGTACTGGTGTGGGTAAGTCAATGTTCATGTGTCATTGTGCCGCGGCTAATCTTACAATTGGCAAGAATGTATTGTATATTACACTTGAGATGGCTGAAGAAAGGATTGCAGAACGTATTGATGCGAATCTTATGAATGTTGACATAGACAAGTTGATGGCACTACCTAAAGAATCGTATCTTAAAAAGATTGAACGACTGAAAGAAAAAACTCTTGGTCGGTTGATCATTAAAGAGTATCCAACGGCAAGCGCAAATGTAATTCACTTCAAGCATTTGCTTAACGAACTTAAACTGAAGAGACAATTTGTTCCTGACATAATCTATATTGACTATCTGAATATTTGTGCGTCATCTAGAATGCGCCAAGGTGCTAATGTCAATTCATATTCTTTCATTAAAGCGATTGCAGAAGAATTGCGTGGACTTGCAGTTGAGCATAAGGTGCCTGTTATTTCAGCGACACAAACAACGCGAGGCGGTTACTCAAATTCTGATGTTGACATAACAGATACAAGTGAATCGTTTGGTCTGCCAGCAACAGCAGATTTTATGATTGCATTGATTGCTACTGAAGAACTTACTGATTTGAATCAGATGATGGTCAAGCAATTAAAGAATCGTTACAATAATCCAGACACAAACAAACGATTCATGATTGGTGTTGATAAAGCAAAAATGAAGTTGTATGATGTAGAACAGACTGCACAAAATCATATACATGATAGCGGGCAAGTTCAACCAGATGAACCACTTTTTGATAAATCGGACTTCGGAAGAAGAGAGAAGCAACGTAAATTTGAAGGATTCAAAGTATGATTAGTTTCTTTAAGAGTAAAAACATATAAATAGTAGAAGACTTTTTACAGGGGCATACCATGGCGGCAACAGCAAATCTAGAACTAGCCAATACATTCAATGAGTGGCGAACTACAATCAACGAAGTAATTCTCAAAGTTAATAATCTTGAGAATGGCAACGCTGATCTTGTGGTCGACACCATTGTTTCTAATACAACAAATACAATTATATCTACAGCGAACAATACATTCAATGTAGCAAATGCCGCTTGGTTTACCGCAAATGCCGCTTATGTAACTGCTAATGCCGCCTATGCACAAGCAAATACTGCGAATAATCTTACAAACTCAAATAACGTATTTAAAACGTCATATAATGTAGTTACAACTAAAGATGCATATAGCGCAACAATTGCTTATAATTTAAACGATGGACCTGTTTTCTATCAGTCAAATTTGAGTGGCAATATTACTGCAAACTTTGTGGGCGTTAAGAGTGGTGTAAGTTTTGTTACTGATGCTAAGGTTGTAATTGCACAAGGTGCAACCCCCTATATTATCAATGCAGTACAAACTGATGGTACTGTAAGAACAATTAAGTGGAAAAATAATACAGTTCCTTCTGGCAATTCAAGTGCCGTAGATTCAATGACATTTACCATTATTAAAGACGCAAATAGCGTATTTACTGTTCTTGGCAGTCTAGATACTCACGGATAACTTGACAGGATTGTGGTAATCTGCTATACTAGAAGTTCTAGTGTAGAGAGATTTGCCATGATTATTCACGCATACTTCAAGAAACCCAAAGCAAAGAAAAAGCCTGGCTGGCAAAAAGCGCAGGCCGAGCATGATGCATGGCTCAAATCCCATGGCATCAGTAAGAACAAATCAAAGAAAAAAGAGTTTGTTCCTTACGCGCCTACGCCTGACATTCACCGCAGGCAAACACCGCACTACCCCTCACTCAATTCATTTGTAGGCTCTGCTACGAAAAAAGAATCACCCAAGTACACGGGTGGCAATCTTTTGGGCATCGGAACACTACACAAATCAAATGCCGTGCCAATTTTCTCAAAAGAAGATGCAGAAGATCAAGCCAAAATGCGCCGGTGACATAAATAGTCTATCATAACGATAGGCTTCTTTATGCTGAAATTCAAAGAGTATTTAAACGAACAAAAAAACACGCACATGGAACATGCCGAAGACGATGTTCTTAATGGCGGTGTTAAGGGTGCCCGCGACAGTATCAATGCACTCCGTGCTGTACGCGATATGTTAGCCGGCCACTCAAAACAAAGAGTAAGCGTCACAGTTAAATGGGATGGCGCGCCAGCAATTTTCGCAGGCAAAGACCCTAGTGATGGTAAATTCTTTGTAGCAAAGAAAGGTGTATTCAATAAGAATCCCAAAGTCTACAAAACCAACGCAGAAATTGACGATGATACATCAGGTGACCTTGCGGCTAAACTCAAAGCATGTCTTGCTGAGTTGCCAGCACTTGGAATTGTTGGCGTTATTCAAGGTGACTTGCTTTTCACTAAATCTGATCTAAAGAACGTCACGATTGATGGTGAAGATTATGTCACATTCCATCCAAATACTCTTGTCTATGCAGTTCCAGCGCAAAGTGAACTTGCTAAAAGTATCAAATCCGCTGAAATTGGCATTGTATGGCATACGTTTTATGAAGGCTCTTCATTCGAAACAATGAAAGCAGTCTTTGGTAAGGACATTTTATCTACACTCAAGAAAACAAGCCGAGTTTGGTCTACAGATGTAGACTACAAAGACGTTTCTGGTAAAGCAACATTGACCAAAGAAGAAACAGATAAAGTTACAGACATACTTTCTGACGCAGGAAAGATTTTCTATAAGATAGACGCTAAGGTTCTGAATCACATCAGAGAGACAGACGAACTGCGCGAGAAAATCAAAACATTCAACAATACAAAAGTCAGAAACCAACTCAAAATTACAAACGTAAAGAGTCATGTAACTGAATTGATTCAGTTTATGACAGCGTACTATGATAAAGAGATTGATTCTCGCAAATCTGCAAAGTCAAAAGCAGAATGGGAAGCAAAAAAGATGGATGGTTTGAAGTTTTTCAGCGCAAAGAACAAAGCGCAACTCGAAAATATCTTTACGCTAATTAATTTACTTGCTGAAGCAAAGTTGATTCTAGTGAAGAAACTAGATGAAGTGAAGAGTCTTCAAACTTTCTTGTTGACAAAGAATGGTTATGAAGTGACTGGTGTTGAGGGGTACGTTGCGATTGATCACCTGACAGGAAATGCTGTAAAACTAGTTGATAGATTGCGTTTCAGTTACGCAAACTTCTCTCCAGAGGTGATTAAAGGCTGGCAGAGATAATCTTCAAAGGCTACACTCCTACTTATAATAACAAGAAGAAAAAATAGGGTAATAATATGGCAAAACTGAATGAAGGTGATGTGATTGAAGGTATTTTTACCATTGCACTTAGCCTCTATCTTGCATACGGATCAGTAGACAAGAAAAAACTAAATGAGATTCGTACTAAAGTTGATACGAAGATGTTTGGCACAGGAAGATTCAAGCATAAAGTTGTTGAGGGGCATATGCGCCAAAGAGCAAAAAATCCTCCAGACTTTTTCAATGTAAACTTTGAGATGAGACTGAAGCCTGAGTCAGTACAAGGCGCGTTTGATAAAGAATATGAAGTACTTTACAAGTCATCACAAGACGTTGGTAACATCGATAAGAAAATTGATCAGTTAATCAAGGCAATTGAAGGTGCAAGTTTCAGCCGCAAAGCAGGCGCCGCAGTTGATCATTTCTTAAATAACAGTACAGGTGAAGTAGTCACATTTACAGTCATTGCAGATGGTATCGCAGGCGAATCTTCTGGTGGTGAAGTTAAAGGTGACGTTACGCTAGAAGTGTACGCTACAAAAAAAGGTGGCAACCAAAGAATCATTAGCGGCAGCCTACCATTCTCACTCAAATCAGAATCAGTCACGGTTGCAAACCTATCGCCATATCGCGGTATGCTTGATATTGCAAAAGCAATTGGCATTCAATGGGATGCTGAAGAAAAGTATGTTCGATTAGCAAAGCCATTTGTTGGACCAGTTGAACAAGCCGCAAAGTTTGCCTTGATTGAAGAGATGTATAGCGATTTAAAAAGTAGAATGATACAAGAATCTGTTAAATCTACGTTCACGAATAGAGCATTAGACTTTTTAGCAAAAAGCATTTTCGGTTCAGATTTGGCTGACGTTGTTGACGTACAATCAGGCACAGTCAAAGAGATTACAGTTGACTACTACAATGAACTACGCAAAAACGTCACATTAATTGCACAATCAAACGGCAATAATTTAGTCTTTGCAGACAAAAAAACTGGTGTTGCAATCTTTCAGATACGCACTAAATTGCGTCCTCCACCGGCAAACGAAGCAAAATTTTACCTAGAAGTTGGTAAAGGCATATATTCAAAGTAAAAATCTTATAAATAAGATGTAACGCAGTTAGGCTACGGCAAACCTGTAAGGGATAAGTCTAAGGAAAACTCCATGAAAAAAACAGTTGTATTCTCATTCGGTCGAATGAACCCCATGACAAATGGGCATGAAAAACTTGCAGAAAAACTCAAGTCTGAAGCATCGAAGCGCAATGCCGATGCAAAACTGTTTCTATCCCACAGTCAAAATTCCAAAAAAGATCCACTAGACTACGCAACAAAATTAAGATTTGCGCGTAAAGCATTTGGCACGATTGTGCAAAACTCTAGTGCAAAAGTTATTTTTCAAGTTCTTGAAGAACTAAACGGCAAGTACGATAACATTGTAATGGTTGTCGGAAGTGACCGCGTAAAAGAATTTGAAACAATCATTAATAAGTACAATGGTAAAGGCGATTACGAATTTAAATCAGTTGAAGTAATTTCTGCCGGCGAACGCGATCCGGATGCAGAAGGAGTCACCGGTATGTCAGGATCAAAGATGAGAGGCTTCGCCGCATCGAATGATTTTGATAACTTTAAAAAAGGTGTTCCATCAAAATTATCTGATGCAGATGCAAAGGCGCTTTTTGCCGCAGTTAAAAAGGGGATAAACTTGAAAGAGCAATTCGACAATAACACAGAGATGGACGAAGCACTTACATTGCAAGGACGTAGAAAACGTGCCATGCAAGTAAGACGTTTAAAATCAAAACTATTACGCGCAAGAGAACGTGCGAGTCGCCGCTTTGCAAATCAGCCAACACTTGCTAAGAGAGCAAGACGCCAAGCAGTCACATTCTTGAAACGTAGAATTGGTGGCGGCCAAGCATATGCAAACCTATCACCTTCACAGAAAATGTCAATTGACAAAAAGATTGAAAAGATGAAAGGTGTAGTCGGTAAGATTGGTTCTCGCTTGTTACCTCAAGTACGCAGAGCAGAGGTTCAAAGAAAACAAAACCAATCAAGAGCAAACGAATCATTCCTTGCATTGTTTGAGAAGCCAGAACTGCCACAAGATAAACACGTTGGTGGTAAAGAAGGCACACAGCCAAGCAAGTACTACAAAGGCTTAGACAAAGGCACAAAAGAAAGACGCGATGCACATTTCAAGCGTATGGGTCCAAAGTCTGATTCTGATAAGTCTGCATACGCAGACGCGCCAGGCGACAAAGAAGCAAGAGAAAAAGGTATGCCTCAGTCAAAGCATACTAAAAAATTCAAGCAAATGTTCGGAGAAGAAATTGGTAAGAAAGAAATTTCTCGCTTAGATCAATTGGTTCGCATGGGGCTTGCAGACAAGACTTTACTTTCAACAATCAAGAAAGCAATGTCTAAGATTGACTCTGGTGATTCACTATCCACATCTGAAAGACAAGCAACACAAAATCTATTATCTACCTTGCTTGACATGGTAACAAGTCAAGATCAGTTGTTCAATCTTGCAAAAATGTCTTTGAGAAAAGAACAGTTTGATGAACTGAATGAAGCCGCATATGTTGGCAACATTGGTGTTATGGAACTTGCTAAGTTTTATCAGAAAGCAGAGCCACGCCAAGTTGAGATGTTCAAAAAACTATTGGCGATGAAAGATTACAAACGTGCATGGGCATTGGTTCAAGGCGCGACTGGCACAAAACTTATTGGTAAAGAATTTAGCGAAGAAGTACAAGCCATTGTTGAAAAAGGTGATTATGACGATTACGAAGAATTAGATGGATTGGAGATGGCGCAGATTGAAGTAGCCAATCTTATTCAAGACGCAGAAATGCTTGCAGACATTCTATCCGAAATGGATGAAGAGCCAGAAGCATGGGTGCTTTCAAAGATTACGAAAGCAGTTGATTACATTGAATCAGTAACAGATTACCTAGAATTCGAAGACGATTACGACTACGAAGAAGAAGATGACGATGTTTATGACGATGAAGACGCAGAGTATGGAATGAGCGATACAGACATGTACGAAGCATTGTCTGACATGTCAGAAGAAGAGATGGGCGAAGACTTATACGAAGTTTATAGCGCACTACATGAAGAAATAGAAGGCTTGAAAAAGAAAGCAGAAAAGTCTGGCATTGCATACAGCATTCTCAAGAAAGTTTACGACCGCGGCATGGCGGCATGGCAAGGTGGTCATCGTCCAGGAACAACACCACAGCAATGGGCTTTTGCTAGAGTGAATTCATTCATCACAAAAGGCTCTGGTACATGGGGTGGTGCAGATAAAGATTTAGCATCAAAAGCAGGTGGTAAGAACGAACAGTTTTCTAAATTCGCTGAAGCATTAGAGTGGGGCACAGATGAATTGCGTAAGAAGTATGCAAAAGATACGCCAGGACAATCTGAAGAAACATGTTGCGGTGATTGTGAAAAAGATTCTATTGGGGAAGATGTTGATTGGGAAAAAATTATAAACGAAGCAGAATATCAAGGTAAGTCTGTTAAGTTGAATGATCCATTCAGAACACCTGATGGTCCGAAGAAGTTCGGCGTGTACACTATGGGTCCAAACGGCAACGTAGTTATTGTTCGTTTTGGTGATCCTAATATGGAAATCAAACGTGACGATCCTGAACGTAGAGCAAATTTCAGAGCAAGACATGGATGTGATAATCCTGGACCAAAGTGGAAAGCAAACTACTGGTCGTGTCATCAATGGCGTGCTGGCTCCAAAGTAGACAGTTAATAAAAGATAACCTTAAAAATAGTAGAGGACTAAAAATGAAACCAACAACATTAGCACAGAAATTTGGCGTACCACAATCTCTTGTAGATTATGTTACAAAATCAATTGAAGAAGAGACTGAGTATCAAGCCAAAGTCAAAGCGCACATGGCAAAGAAAGGCATCAAGTCTTTAGGTGATTTGACGCCTGACGAAAAGAAAAAATTCTTCAACGATCTAGATGCCGCACACAAAGCAAAGAACGAAGAAGTAGAAACAGTTGACGAAGTAGTTGTAAAAGGCAAAGGCTACGACAAGCCAGAGAATGAGCGTAAAGGTCCAGAAGGTAAAGTGCCAATGACAAGTCTATTGCCAGGTCACAATGACAAGGCTGCCCGTCTTGCGGCTGTTCAAGCCAAAGGCAAACTTGTTAAAGGTAAAGCACAAAGCGCACCTCAGAAGGAAGACTACGAACTAACTCAAGAGGACATGGATTTCATCAATTCGCTTAACGAGAAGAAATAAAATGAATAACGCATTCACATCACAACAACTCGCTAAGATGCGAGATGAATATGGAAAGATTAGCACAATCGATCCGTCAGGTCCAGAGTATAAGAAATTAATTTCTATGCTTGACAAAATGCATATTGACAATCTTAAATCACTTGCGGGTGCAAAGATTAAATTCGTTTCTGGACTTGCACAAAATCGTGTGAATCGCGCCGCTATGAAAAAAGAAGAAGTGGACCTTGAAGAAGCAAAGTCTGCGAGTGGATATGAAATTTATCACAAAGATTATTCTTCAGCAGTACAGACGGCTATCAAGCAAGCAGAGAAGCGTGGCTTTGAAGTAGACATGGATGATTGGCACGACAAAGTTGCTACTGGTCCTAAGAAGCCATCATCTGGTAAAACAAATTCATTCTCTGTTAAGTTAAAAAAAGACGGCAAAGAATCTAAGAAAGCATTGCACCTTCAAGTGTATAACATGGACAATCAAAAGTATGAATTGAACATGTACATTGAATCTATAGAAGAAGCATGTTGGGATACTCATAAGCAGGTTGGTATGAAGAAAAAGGGTAACCGCATGGTGCCTGATTGTCGACCAAAGAATGAAGCCTCATCACCAGCACAGCAAGCGGCTATCGCTATTGCTATGAAGAAGGCTGGTAAGAAGCCAAAAGACATGGAAGAGAGTGACGCATACGACAAAGACGTTAAGCCAAGCGACAAGCCACATGATAAAGAAGCGGCCGCCAAACGTGCGAAACTAGCCGCACTGGCAGCCAGAAAGAAAAATATTAAAGAAGCAGAGGGTGGTGGCACATCAATCAGTTCTACTGGTGATGCATCTACCGCAGTCAAGAGAGCGCAAGTATTGCTCAAGTCTACTCAATTGCGTTTGAAGCATGATAAAGAACGTGAAGCAATGGCAAAGCAAAAACAAGCGTTACGAAAAGAAGAAGAAGACAAAGAATATCCAGAAGTTAAAACTGGAGGCAAGCCGCTTGCGAAGAAATTCGAAAAGGCTTTTGCGAAGATGGGAATCAAAACCAACATCAAAATGAAAACTGTTGGTAACGTATCCATCAACGAAAAAGAAGATAAAAAAGAAAAAAATGGCAAAGAAGCACCCGCAAAGCAGAAAGCAGTTAAAAAAGGCGAGACACTAAGCGGAAAGCAAGAGCCAATTAAGATTGATCCAGAAATTGAATCAAGATAACATGCTACCAGAAATTTACTGTGACATGGACCAAGTCCTTGTCAACTTTATGGGAGGTGCAAACGAAGCACTCAGACAGCAAGGGCTGCCTGATTTTGTTCGTGCAGGAAAAGAAGAGAAGTGGGAAGCGATGAAAAAGGTGCCTAAGTTTTGGGCAAATCTACAACCAATGCCTGATGGGCTTGCGTTGTGGAGATTCATCAAACCCTACAATCCAGCAATTCTTTCTACACCTTCTAAGAGAATGCCCACATGCAGACCAGAAAAAATTGAATGGATACGCAAGCATTTGGGTACTGTAAAGGAAATTCATCTTGTTCCTAGAGAACAAAAGCAGAATTATGCCCTTACAGTTGATGGTAAACCGAATCTATTGATCGATGATCACATAAAAAACATCGATGAGTGGGTCGCAAAGGGCGGCATTGGAATTCGACATATAAATACAATGAGGACAATTTCCGAACTTAGAAAATTAGGATACTAAAAGGAGAACACCATGGCACTATGGGGAACAAGAGATTCATATTCAATCACGGGTACTGCTAACGTAAGCAACTCTGTAGCAACAACTACAGTTACGGGAAGCAATACAGCAACATTTATAACCGAAATAGATATTGGCGATGCGCTAGTTATCGCTGGTAAGCGTAGACAGGTTACTGCAATTTCTGCGGCTAACTCATTGACTATTGCTACTGCATGGGATGGTGCAAACCAGACCGGCGCAACGATTACTGGTCAAGACGTACCTAAGTATGTTACTGCGGCTGAAATTGCTTCAAATAACATCATCGGTGTTGACGATACTGAAGCGTCACTTGCCGCAAACAAGGCTCGCGGTATCAACACACCAGGTTGGACCAAATTCGTCACTTATACAGACATGCACGGAACAACACGCTACAAGACAGAACCACTAGTTGTAATGTCTTCAGCAGTTACATCCGATGCACCTGACGATACTATCGCCGCAGATAGTTAATCGACACATTGGCCTGAGTCCCAGGAGTAGCATTCCCCTTCAATGGGGTTTATAAGATATAGGAGAAAAAGATGGCAGATAAAAAAGTCACGCAACTAACAGCATTAACAGCGCCAGCAAATACAGATTTGTTGTTGATCGTTGATGATCCAACAGGTACACCAGTTTCAAAGAAAATTGAACTCGGTGACTTGTTTGGTGAGTCAGCACAAACAGTATTCAGCAATATTGATATTACTGCAAATACTTCATCAGCAAGCGGCACGACAAAGATTGGTGGTAACACAGTTATTGTTACGGCACCATCAGGCTCTACATTTAGTGCAGGCGTTGTAATTAACGAAGATGGTAGTGCAAGTAACACTCGCATTGAATCTGATACGCAAACGAATATGTTCTTTGTTGATGCAATGAACAATCGAATCGGTGTTAAAACTAATGCGCCTACCGTTGCATTTGATGTAAACGATAGCAAGATTCGTATTCGTGGTATTAGTTCTGTTGCTACATCAAATGCGGCCGCAGAGGGTTGGAACACAGGTGAGATTGGTTGGGATTCCAACTACATTTATGTTGCGGTTGGTTCTACTGGCGCAAATTCGATCCTGAGGGCTACATTAACCGGCTTCTAAAATGATTCGGAATGAAGATGAATTTGATGAGTATGCAATTAACAATTACAGAAATCCTAATTGCATATCCGTACTAGAGTATCTTGAAGACTTGAATAAAATCAAGTACATTAAGAGACTCATTAACAAGTACGCAGAAAAAGATGAGTTGAGAGAAAGATTGATTTTAAATCATATTATCTTTCTCTCAAATGTTTTTGGTGTGGAAGCAACTGTTAATATGCTGAGGTTTAAGATAGGCGATAAGAACAAATACATTTTGGATAGTTTTTTGATTTTCTTAGGCTATATTACAAACAGAGAAGTTTTGTATGACGATCAATTACTAAAAGAGATACAAAAAAGAGTATGGCAAACTTAGTAGATTTATATGTTGTGTATCGAATCTTGCGTAGATTGACGCAACCATTTACCGATTGGGAAGCAT